ACCACAATTCCACATATTGATGATTTACCTGATGTAAAGGGACGTTGGATGCGTGATCCCAAAACAGGTAAAGGCAAGATTATTAACAATATGAGCTTTGATGAATGGAAGCAAAAATTTAATTGAGTGCTATTTTTATATCCTTTTGACCTGAGTAAGTCGTAAAAGTGCTTATTTTTTATACCTCAAATGTGGCCGTTCCACGTAAATCTAACGAGAGAGGATTTTTAATTATGAAACGAGAATTTTTAAAAGGTTTGAACTTAGAAGACAAGGTTATTGATCAGATTATGTCGGCTAATGGCGTTGATATTGAGAATGCCAAGAAGTCATTTGGAGATGTTGATGCTATTAAACAAGAGAATGAATCTTATAAAACTCAATTGGCCGAGCGTGATAAAGATATTAAGTCACTGTCAAAACAGGTTAAGGATAATGATGATTTATCTAGTCAACTTAAGGATTTACAAGATAAATACAAAACCGACACTAATAATCTTAATGAGCAATTAAGTCAAACTAAATTGAACAGTGCTTTGAATGAAACCCTAACTGCCGCTAATGTTCGCAATCCTAAAACTATTAAAGGATTATTGAATATGGATGACATCAAATTAAATGATAAAGGTGAATTAATTGGTGTTAATGATCAAATTGATTCACTCAAAAAATCAGATGCCTATCTATTCGATGAAGGTCAACATCAAGACTACAGCCCTGCTGGCGGTAATGGTTCCAATGATAAGAATGACGTTCAAACATTAACTAATATATTTAAAGGAGAGTAATAAATAATGGCAACAATTAACTATGCTGATGCATATCAACAAGCTATTCAAGAAGGTTTTTATGATGGTCATCTATTTTCTGCTGCATTGTGGAATTCACCATCTAATTCACTAATCAAATTTGATGGAGCAAAACATATTAAATTACCACGTTTGACAATCGACTCAGGCCGTAAGGATAGAAGTCGTAGAACAATCACAGAAATTGTTTCTAACTATTCCAATGATTGGGATTCATATGAATTGAAGAATGAACGTTATTGGTCAACATTAGTTGATCCATCTGATATTGATGAATCTAATATGGTCATTTCACTAGCTAATATCACTAAGCAATTTAACCTTGATGAGAAGCTACCAGAAAAAGACCGATACATGTTCAGTAAACTCTATAAAGAAAAGGTAGCTGCTGCAGATGGCGGTATTTCAACCGATACGTTAGATGAAAAGAACATCTTAGGGGCTTTTGATAACATGATGGCTAACTTTGATGAACAACGTATTCCACAATCAGGACGTATTTTGTATGTCACACCTAAAATTAATAAGATTTTAAAGAGTGCAGATGCTATTAATCGTTCAATTAGTTTAAGTGATTCAGCTAATATCAAACGTTCTGTATATAGTCTTGATGATGTAATTATCAATGTTATTCCATCAGATTTAATGCAAACTTCATTTGATTTTACAGTTGGTTCAAAGCTACAAGATAGTGCTAAGCAAATTGAGATGTTCTTAATTTACAATGGTGTTCAAATTGCACCTGAAAAGTATGCTTTTGCTGGCTTTGATGCACCATCTGCTCAAAACAGTGGTAACTATTTGTACTATGAAGATTCTTATGATGATGTACTACTTTTGAAGACTAAAACTAAGGGAATTGAGTTCGTTATTGCTGATAAAACAGTAACAGTCCCAAAAGTGTAACCCCTAAATTGGATAAGCCAACTAGTTCAAATACGATAGTTGAAATAACAGCTTGGTTAGATGCTAATCACATTGATCATACTGGTAAGACTACTAAAGATGACTTGTTGGCCTTAGTTCCAGTGAAATAGGGGTGATTAAATGATTGAATTTCCAAGAAAGAAAGATATTACAACTAAGTTAGCTGTATTAGTTCCTAATAATGGTGATAAAAATTATTCAAGCGTTATTGATTTTGTGGTTGATAAAGTGGTTAGTGATATTAGTAATTACATTCATATCTCTATTGATTCGATACCTGAGGAACTTGATATGACAATCATTTCTATGTGTGTACAAGTAATTGATACTCATGAATTATTAATGCCTATTGAAGATAGAAATGATGGTGTTGCTTCATTATCTGAAGGAGATATTTCAGTTTCATTTAAAACACCTGCAGAAGTTTACACAGCGCTTCAATCAGTCAATTCGATTACTGATAATTTCATTGCTCAACTCAATAGTTTTAGGAAAGTACAACGATGAGATCAGTATTTAAAAAGATGAATGGTGTGATTGAGCGTGTATGGAATGATCGAGTTACTATTACAGGCGTTAAGAATGGTAAACGCGGTCCTTTCAGTGAAGATGAGGTTGTTACTATTTGTGAGAACCGACCAGGTAAAGTGATTTTGAGCAGTTTAAAAACCAGTAATCAAGCAGAGTTTGGAACTGATCAGTATGATGCCAAACTTTTAATTGATAACGATGTTTCTGTTCCTGCTGGAGCTGATATTTCAGTAACTGATGTAAATGGTCATATCACTAAATATAAGCGTTCAAGTAAGGGATATAGAGGCTATGTCAGTCATCAAGAAGTAGCAATGATTCGTGATGAAAAAGCTAAGGATGTGATCGCTGATGGCGTGGGGGACAATTGATGATGCACAATTTCAAGAATTTGCTAATAAAGTTAAAAGCAAAATTGATTCAAAGGTATTAAAGCAAGAGATTGAAAAGACCTCTCTTAAAGTTGGAACTCAAGCATTGAAGAATGTTAAGTCATTAACACCTGTCAAAAATGGTAATTTAAGGAAACAATGGTCAGTAGTTGGACCGGCATATGCGGGAAATGCTTTTGTAATTGAGCTTCAAAATAATACTGAATATGCTTCTTATGTTGAGGATGGACACAGGCAAACACCTGGAAGATATGTTCCAGCTATCGGTAAACGTCTTAAAGCTAGTTGGGTGCCTGGTACTCATATGTTGATGAAGACTATGTTTGAAGTTGATGCTCAAATGCCACAATTACTATCACCTGTCTTGAGAGATTTAGGAGGGCTTTTTGATTGAAAGAAAGCATTGTTGAACTTATCGGGAATGAACTTGTTGGGTTGTTTCCAAACGTTCAAATTAATAGAGAAAACCGTGAAGGTGGCTTTGAAGAGCCATCTTTTTTTGTACAAAAAGTGGATACAGGTGTGAAACCTGAATTATTTAATATTCAAAATCGTAAGTATACCTATCAGGTTGTTTATTTTCCCAAGATTGATAGACCAAAGGAAGATATGGAATCAGTTGAAGAATTTTTATTAGACAATTTCACTGAGTTGAAAGATTATGCAACGCTTCATAATCGAGACTTTAAACAATCTGATGACAATACCTTACAAATGACTTTTGAAGTATGGATTCGTGCTCATGAAGTCGATAACACCCCTAAACAGGAGAATGTGAAATTTAAAGGAGGAATTGCTAATGGCAATTGAAAGCTATAGCAAAGAATCTTTAGTTAATAGCACAGGATTTAGTCCAATGGACCGAGATATTTTGAAGATTGTACTTGATAATTCAAAACAATATTCGTTACCTGCTGCTAATCAAGAAATTATTAAGTTTAAAGGAGGAATTAAATAAATATGGCTGGAACATGGACAACACAGAATAAACGTCGCCCTGGCGCTTATATTAATACGGTGGGTGCTTCACAACCTAAAGCAGATACTAGCTTAGGTAGATCGCTTTTATTTAGCGATGTAACTCTTAATTGGGGATCAAAAGGAATAATTGAATTGAACTCTAATTCTGATTTTAAGGCATTGCTTGGTGAACCATTGAATACTCCTGAACTTGGAGCATTGAGAGAAACGCTAAAAGGTGCATTAACCGTATTATTTTTAAATAATAATGATGGTGATAAAGCAACAATCGCTAATGTTGCTCTACCTTGGACTTTTACAGCAAAGTACCCTGGTACTAAAGGTAATGATTTACATGTGTCTGTAGTTAAAGATCCTAATGATAATACAAGAATTACAGTATCAACGATTTATGGTACAGAAGTTGTTGATCAACAGGTTATTAGAACAACAACAGCAAATGGTCTTAAGTCAAATGAATATATTGATGTGAACTTCACAACTAATGAAGTACCTGGTGTTGATGACAAACCGGCAACTGATAAATTGGAGGTTTTAGCAAATTCAACAACTTATGATCTAGCAGGCGGAACTACTAAACCAGTGGAGATTACCGAATTATTGAATGGTGTTCTTGAAACGGCACAATTTAATGTTGTGACCGCAGCAGGGTTTGAACCTAAGAACGATATTCATCAATTAATTGCCACAGCAGTTCAACGTTTGAGAGATGAAGAAGGTTATAAGGTTCGTGCAGTTGTTCCTGTGTATGAAGGTGGGAATGACTACAATTATG